CACCGGCGACCAACCATCTCGTGCTGCGTGACGCGGCGCAGGTGGCGACGGTCGCCGAGTACGTGGCGTTGCAGCTGCAGGCGAAGGCGACCGAAGATCGGCTCAAGCTGCTGAATGAGGCGATCAAGGGCATGATGGGCGGCGCGCCGGTGGCCTATGCGGGCAAGCATGTCCTGTCTCTCAATGAGGTGCCCGCGATTCCGCCGACCGAGAACCGGCTGATAACGGCGGAAATGGTCGGCATGGTGATCCCGGGCACCAAGGGCCGCCGTGGGTACACGCAGCTGTCGGTAAGGTAATGCCGCAGATGGAGTCTCCCTGGGGGCACCCGCGGTCGCGCGAGGAAAGCCGGGATCTGATCTGCCAATCGTGGTTCGCGAACACCATCGCGGTCGAAATCGGCGAGCCGCGCGGCGGCGCCTATGTGACGTCGTACGACGTTGTGATGGCGCGGCTGTGGGCGTACGAGGCGACGGCCCGGCTCTGGGCCATTGTCGACTGCTTCCGCCGATGAACGGCTGGCTTCTCCTGTTCCGCCTGGTTCTGTTCGCGCGCCAGGTCGCGCCGCCGGTCGAGTCATCGCCGGCGCCGCCGCGGCGTCCGTGGTGGTGGTGGTGGCCGCGTGGCTAAGGGGATCAAGACCGGCGGCCGCGTCAAGGGCTCGAAGAACAAGCGCACGGTGCAGCGGGAGCTGCTGCAGCGCCAGGCCGAGGAATGGGTTGCCGCCGGGAAGACGCCGGAACAGATGGCGGCGTTGACGCCGCTTGAGGTGATGGGGCTGGCAATGCAGTCCATGGTGGTTGCCGGGCATCTCAAGGATGCGGCCGGCATCGCCGCGGACATGGCGCCGTTTGTTCACCAGCGGCTGACTGCAATGACGGTGCAGGAGGTCAACCCGCTGGCCAGCCTCTCCATCGAGACACTGCAGGAAATCATTGACCGACTTCGAGAGCTTGCTGCCCGCGGGGGTGACGCCGGAGGTGCTGCTGGCGGAGCTGCAGGCGGAGCTCACGTTGCGGCGCCGGCGCAATCGCGTGCTGGATTATCGGCCGTATCCAAAGCAGCTGTTGTTTCACGAGCTCGGCCTAAGCAAGCGCGAAAGGCTCCTACGCGCCGGGAATCAGCTGGGTAAAACTTTTTGCGGCGCAGCGGAGGCGTCGTTTCATCTGACCGGCCGCTATCCCGATTGGTGGCCTGGCCGGCGGTTCGACAAGCCGACGCGCGCCTGGGCGGGCGGCAAGGACTCCGAGAGTGTCCGCGATTCTGTTGTGAAGCTGCTGCTGGGTCCGCCGGGCGACCGCGGCACGGGTGCGATACCGCATGACGCGATTCTGGACTGGGCGCCCGCGCGCGGCATCTCTGACGGCGTCGACACTTGCGACATTCGCCACGTCAGCGGCGACGTTAGCCGGCTGAAATTCAAGTCGTATGATCAGGGCCGGCAGCGTTGGCAGGCCGATACGCTGGACTGGATTTGGTTCGATGAAGAACCGCCGGAGCCGATCTATACCGAGGGTCTGTCGCGCACGAACGCGACCGGCGGCTTTGTCTGGATGACCTTCACCCCGTTGCTCGGAATGTCCGACGTGGTCGGCCGTTTCTATAACGTCACGCACCCTGACCGGGTCGACGTGTGCATGACGATCGAGGAAGCGGAGCACATCTCCGCCGAGGATCGCGCGAAGATCATCGAGAGTTATCCCGCGCACGAACGGGAGGCGCGGACGCGCGGCGTGCCAATGTTGGGCGGTGGCCGGGTGTTTCCGTTCGCGCGCGAGCAGCTGGCGGTGGCGCCGTTCGCGATACCCCGGCACTGGGGCAAGATCGCCGGCATGGATTTCGGCTGGGATCATCCGACCGCGGCCGTGAAGCTGGCGCATGACTGCGACAGCGACACGATCTACGTCACGGATATCTACCGGGTGAGGCAGCAGACGCCGCTGATCCACGCCGGCGCCCTGAAAGCCTGGGGTCCTGGCCTGCCGTTCGCCTGGCCGCATGACGGCTTGCAGCATGACAAGGGCAGCGGACTGCAGCTGGCGGAAATCTATCGCTCGCACGGTCTGTCGCTGCTCCACGAGCGGGCGACCTTTGAGGACGATCGCGGCAGCGGCGTCGAGGCTGGCGTGATGGACATTCTGGACCGGATGACGACGGGCCGCTGGCGCGTCTTTTCGCATCTGACCGAATGGTTCGAGGAAATGGAGCTGTACCATCGGCTGAACGGAGTGCTGGTGAAAAAGCGCGACGATCTGATGGATGCGGGCCGGTATGCGCTGATGATGCTACGATTTGCGCAGCATGCGCCGCCGCCTGGCGTGACTGCGCGGCGGCAGGTTGTCGCCTTCGATCCAACAGCCGACTGGGGGCCAGAGTGACGATTTCTCGCAAGGCGACGCTGTCCGGCGCTGCGACGGTCACCGCCGGCGGTGCCAGCGCCGACGCCGCGCGGTGCCTGGTGCTGAAGGTCGGGCACGCGGACGTCGCGGTGCGCGGGATGGACAGCGAGGAGTCGGACGGGCGGGACGCGTACGGCACATTCAACGGAATGGCGATGTCAATCGTCATTCGTAACGCGATGGCGCCGGCGAAGCAGGCCGAGGTGCTAATCCACGAGCTGCTGCATGCGTGCTTCGAGGCGTACCAGATCAAGGGGCGCGGGCTGACCGAGGAAGACGTTTGCACGCGGCTGGCGCCCGCGCTCGCCTGCGTGCTGCGCGACAATCCGGCGCTGCCGGCGCTGCTGCTGCAGGGCCTGACGGGACTGGCGATCTTTCCGCCGGCCGCCGCGGCATGAGCCAGAGCACGACCCCGGCCGCGGTGATTTCCGCGCTCATGGCGACCTATGGCGGCGAGCCGCTGACTCCGGTGAACCTGCCGGTCAGCCCGGGCTACTACTTCACATTGAGCAATCCCACGCGGACTTTTTGCATTCCGCCGGTGCCGGTGACCACGCCGGCGACCGATCCGACCGCATGGGCGACCGCGTGCATTGCCGCCGCGGCTTTGACACGGAGCAGCTGACCATGTGCCTTCCCACGCCGAAAACTCCCTACACGCCGCAGATGCCGCAGGCGCCGGACCAGGGCCAGGTGAACGCGCAGCTGACCCGGATGAGCGGCAGCCCGCTGGGCGTCGCGTCGACCGTCCTGACGAGTCCGAACGGCGTCGCCGCGCCGGCCGCGACGGCGCCCAAGGTGCTGATCGGCAGCTGACGCGCCCACGCTGCGGAGCAGCGACTGACGCGATGCAGGGGCGCCCGGGGCGGTGGGAGCGCCCCGGGCGCGCCCTGACCGAGACCTGGGGCGACCACGCAAAACCTTCAAATCCCGGCGCTTGGCTGGTGCACCTGCGCGTGGGTTGCCGTCAAGGCCGCTGACGCTGGGCGGCGTCGCCGGCCGCCCGATCCCCGCGCTGTGAAGCGCCGGACTCCCGACCGATGGAGCTGCCAGAGTGCCGCAATATGATTTCACGGCGCTGTCGACTGGCAGCAACGCCAAGAGTGCGGCCGTCAACAGTGCGCAGCCGCGCGGCGAGAGCGACCAGGAGTTGCGCGACTGGTGCGTGAACCGCTGGGGGATGCTGCGCACCGAACGCGAAAGCTGGCGCCTGCACTGGCTGGACCTGGCCGCGCACATCGCGCCGCGCCGCGGCCGGATGCTGACCCTCCCGAACAGCGGCGCCCGCGGCCGGAAGGCGGGTCACAAGATCATCAACAGCACGGCCACGCAGGCGGCGAACACGCTCGCGTCGGGCATGCTGACCGGGCTGACGTCGCCGGCGCACAGGTGGTTCGTACTGGCGGTCGAAGACGAGGCGCTGAACCAGCAGACGGAAGTCCGCGCGTGGCTGGACCTGGTCACGTCCCGCGTCTTGTCGGTTATGGCCAGCAGCAACGTGTATTCCGCGCTGCATACGCTCTACGGCGATCAAGGCGTGTTCGGCCAAGGCGTGATGCTGGTCGATGAAGACCTTGACGCGCGCGGGCGCTTCAACGGGATACGCTGCTACAGCATGGAACCTGGGCAGTTCCTGCTGGCGAACAGCAGCCGGATGGAGCCGACCACGCTGTATCGCGATTTCGTGCTGAATGTCGGCCAGATGGTCGAACAATTCGGCTTCGATAATTGCAGCAAGGCCGTCCAGGACCTCTACCGCAGCAATCAGCTGACGGCCGAGCGCGAGATCTTGCACGTCATCGAGCCGAACCCACGGCATACGCACAATGCGCTGCCGCCGGCGCCCGCCGGGTGGTCGCGTGGCTTCGCGAAGGGCTGGCCGTATCGCTGCGTGTATTTGGAGCTCGGCGGGGACAGCGACCGTCTGCTGGGTCAAGGCGGATACCACGAGCAGCCGTTCGTGGCGCCGCGCTGGAAATCATTCGGCAATGACGTGTACGGACGATCGCCGGGCATGGACGCGCTCGCGGACGTCCGCACCTTGCAATCGCTCGAACGCGCAATGGCGGAGGGTGTGGGCAAGCTGGTGAACCCGCCGCTGGTGGCGCCGCTGTCGATGGAGCATGAGCCCATCAGCGCGCTCCCGGGGGGGATAAACTTCCTGGGGCCGGAGGCATACGGCAAGATCGGCGAGCTGTATCAGGTCAAATTCCGGCCTGAGATGCTGCAGCCGCTCATCCGCGACAAGGAGCGGCTGATCAAGGAGGCGTTTTTCGCCGATCTGTTCCTGATGATTTCGCAGATGGAGGGCGCGCAGCCGGTCACAGCCGAGGAAATCCGCGCGCGGCAGGGCGAGAAACTCTTGATGCTTGGCCCGGTGGTCGAGCGGAACCAGACCGAGCTGATCAACCCGCTGATAGCGCGGGTGATCGCGATCCTGACGCGCTGGAAGCTGATTCCGCGGCCGCCCCGCGCGCTGCAGGGGCGAGGTCTGGAAGTGCAATGCGTCTCGCCGCTGGCGGCTGCGCAGCGCGCGACCGCGACGACGTCGATTGAGCAGCTGGTCGCCTTCGCCGGCCGGCTGGCTTCTAATCCGACCTGGGAGCCGATCGTCAGCGCGAAGATCTCGCCGGAGAAGGCACTGGACGCGATGGCGGACGCTCTGATGGTGCCGACCGGCGTACTGGTGGACGACGACGACGCCATGGAACAGGTGCAGGCGCGCGCCCAGCAGAAGCAGGCGCAGCAGGCGGCGCAGAACGCAATGGCGGCGGTGCAAGGCGCCCAGACGCTGTCGCAGACGGATGTCGGCGGTGGGCAGAACGCGCTGTCCGCGATGCTCGGCGGCAGCGGCTTGGGCGGCAGCGGCGGAGCGCCCGCGTCTGGTCCGGGGCCTGGCCGATGAACGAGGCGACCGCAACCGCCGACAATGTCGGCGACGATGAAGGCGCCGCATCCCCACAATTCAACGCCGGCGAGCAGCATGGCGTGGAGACGCGGCGCAAGCGCGTCGGCCAGGCGCGGCGCGACCGCGACGCCGCACTGGGAGCGCTGCTGGAACATCGCGCCGGCCGCTCGCTGATCTGGACGCTGCTGACGCGCTGCCACGTCATGCACACAAGCATGGTCGCCGGCGACGCGCACATGACGTCGTTTCGTGAGGGCGAGCGGAACATCGGCCTGGGGCTGCTGGCGGACGTGATGCGGGTGGAACCCAAGGCGTTCGCCGCGATGCAG